ATTCATTGTTTGAGTAGCGCGTATCAAGATATTTTTGATAATCCTCAAGCGAATAAATGGAGTAGCGCATCGGTTGAGAGCCAATTTGTGTGTCAAACAATTCGGAATTGATTCTGTCAGAATCGCGAACTCTCCCTGTCGGGTCAGTTCGATTCATTGATTTGTATTGACCTTTCTTCCAAGCATCGAGCGCGTCGTCGTCGTGAACGTCGAGAGGTTCGTGCGCGCCCAACAAACCAATACCAATAGCCAAACGATGTTGAGGATTGTTGCGGTCGTGATTTAACCGCGCAACATCCTGAACGCCTTGCATCAACTGTTCAGCAAAGAACAATCGGTCGTGACCTTTGCTGTCAGCGTTATCGCGTAACAATTGCATCCTCGCCATAGGATAAGGTGAGACGGTGTCTCGCTCTTCACGCAGTCCGTCGAGACCCATCATCGACATTTCGTCCATAGGGTCAGACATGAAATGAGCCTCCGAGCCGACAAAAGGCGTGAGTGAATCGCTCGTCACTCGTCGTAAGAGTGGCATACCACGGGTGTAATCTTCCATCTCTTCTCCGACAAATTCTTCGGTATCACGCATCGGTCTTTTGCGCTCTCTTAACCGTATGCGAACTTCATTACCTGCCTCAAATTGCTCAACCAATCGCTCCGTTTCTTCTTCTCCGTATCCGTTCCTTTGTGCTGTATTCCGAAGGCGCGTCTTTTGCTGTTCGTTCAATGCTTCATCTTTCTCGTTGGGTTTGAACGTATCCATAAGGGCTTCGCGCATTCTTCCTTTTTTCCTTCCGTATTTTGTTCCGAGAGCCTTCCCTTTGACATCTTGTCGGAATGCAGGAAGAACGTTGCGCACAGGTAAATCTTCAAACCAAACACCCGGCATCGCGCCTTCTCTTAATTGTGGGAAATCATCAAAGTCGAAATCAAAATTACCTCCACCTCCACCCATAACGTCCATGAGCATACCGTATGCCGTCATTTCGTGACGTGCGTCGTCAGGGTGTAGCCAATCTTCATCGTTGGTGTGCGTGTAGTGCAAATCGCTCATACTGTCCAACAACGTGTCGATTTTAGCCTCGCTGACTTTCGTTGTCGCGGCTTGATGAGCAAATGCTTGTTTGAATTTTTTGCCACTTTCTGTTTTGAAAAATCCGTGTTCAGCGAGTGCTTTCAAATCTTCAATTGTCATGTCGTCTTCCATCTCAATCGAATCTTCACCGAAAAAATCGTTCTTGACGATTTTAGGAAACATACCATGACCATAGACTGCTAAATCATTCGCGTCGGCGTATTCATCAAGTGCGTCATTCAACTCGTCCGAATCATTCATCGCCTCAAACGTTCGCTTCATAACATCTTGACTTAAATTTCGATAACGTCCTTCTGTAAAGTCGTTTGCAAATTTGTCGATTCTTTCATTCGGTGCGCTGTCGATTGCTTGTTTAGCGGTGCTGTCGTTAAGATAACGGTTTGGCGTAACGTGAGTGAATCCTCGTCGTAAAGACCCTCCTGAATACATATCGCGTAGCGCAGTCTTCATCAAACGATTATGCAACGCCATGTAGCCCAATACGTCATTGAAATTGTTTCCAACAATTTTCTTCAAATCAGATGGATTTTGCGCGCCGTTCAACTTCCAATAAGTGATGTCGCGTTGCATATCGGCAGGGAGCATATACACACCATCGACGTAAGCATCTGTGCCTGTTCGTTCATGCGAAGGTATGACCCATCGTCCATCGTCTGTTTGTATGCGAACATCGTCTTTCACAGCCTGATGAAGGGATACACCCGCACCTTCTTTCACTTGAAGATTATTCTCGTCGATGGCTTGTTTGAAGATGTAATCTCGCGGAAGACCCTCATTCTCCCATTGTTTACACCATACAAAAAGAGGTTTCATAATCTCGGACTCTTCACCGAATTTTTCAACGAAATCCTTTTTGAAATCTTGATAGCCGATGTCAAACATTTTTTCGATGGTAAAATTCTGACCACTCCAATTGCCGAGTATGGTGTCTTTTCTCAACGATGGATGCAATTTTTTCGCGGCTTGCATCATTTTTTTGTTGAATTGAGAAGCGAGAGCGTGAGGTGGTGAAAACATAGCACGCATGAGTTGTTGGAAAATTGGTTTGCTATGATACGACGGTATGTCGTCTTCATATGTTGGGTGAAGGTTGAGCGCATGAATAGGGTGGTGAGGGTGTGTGATGTCCTCTTCATCGTAGTCTTCGGTGTTCGGACGAGTTTGCATACGCCAACCGTGTGCTTTTCGCGTCATTGCGTCGATAGCACTTTGGTTGTTTTCATCGTGTGCTTTCACCCAATCATCAACATGAAAAAGACGGATTGCACGATGTTGCGGTCGACGCGCAGGTTCATGTTTTGTTGAGCGCGAAGTTACAACTTTGGATTGTTGAAACGAATCAACAGGGATTTCGTCGATTGGATTGTCAACTTTTTGTCGCAAAGCATCCCTACTTCGCTTCATCTGTCGAAGATACTTCTTCGCGTCTTTCAGAACAGGTATGGTTGTAACACCTTCATTGCGCAAATTCTGTGCGCTCATTAAGACATTGACTGCTTCGTCGCTCGCGTCACCTTTGAGTAGTGCGTCGTAAAAGTCGCTCACCATTCTCGCATGGTATTGCAATGCATTTTCACGCACACTTCACCACCTCAAGAATAATCGGTGATTGAATACGCTCCTTCAGGATTCTTGTCAGATGGGTCGCCTTTCTTGTTTTCGTGCGCTTCAAGAGTGTTCGGATGGCCGATAGGTGTGAATTTGATTTCTTCTTTCTTCGGAGCAGTTCGCGATACATCTTCTGTGGTGATGCGTCGTTGATTGGTGTCGTAGTATCCTGTGCGAACAGGTTCAACACCTGTTACATTCGCGAAAAGGTCAGCACTTTCTGTGCCGAAGTCTTTGGTTTCTTTGTCGACTTTTTCAATCAAATCGTTGGCTTGCTTGATAAGTTCATCAACGTCAGGCGCGAGTTGTCCTGCTTCGACTTTCATTGGTTTCATTGGTCAATCCTCCTTCCTTCTGCTTCGGCGGCTGTATTTGCCATTGCGTGAATTTCGTCCCATGACATATCGTGCCATTCTTCGTTTGATTCAGGCATCGACATACCTACGTCGTCAATGGCGGCGGCGGCTTTACTGATAACATTGTCACGGTCTCCGCGAAGTGGGTCGCCCCACACATCTTCATTCGCAGGAGTGTTGGCTCGGACAAAGCCCGCGCGCTTGAGTAACAGTTCAGGTGTATCCATACTTTTTCGCATCGACGTGATTTCAGCATCCATCGACTCCATTTTACTGATGAGTGCTTTCATCAGTATCATAGCATCGGTTTGCTCACTCACGCTCACACCTGACCTTGCTTCTTGAAGTGTGAACCAATGCGGTCAGGTCCGATGTATCCCATAGGTCGTTCGCTCTTCGCGATGACGCCTTGAGTGCTGTTGAATTGAGCGACAGGGAAGCCACCTGCGAATCGGTCGTTGACACCGAGAACACGGTCGCCGCCTTGTTCGGACTTGTAAATTTGACCCACGTCATCCGCGAGATAATCACTTGTGGATTGGATACTGCGAAGAAATTGTTCGGCTGAAACGAGGTCGTTGTTTGCAAGCGCGACCTTGAATTCAGATAGCGCGGTTTCCAATTTGCGAACCATCGGGTCCATCTTTTGCAATAGGCTCATACGGTTTACGAGGAAAGCCCACGCCTTTAAGTTATCCCTAAAATCCGCTTTCTTTCTGTTTCGCGGTTGGGTCTTTCGCGGCTTGAACGCTGTCGAGTGCTTCCTCAATTGGTGTCTTCTTCGCACCACGTTGATTTTTCTTCGTGGATGGTGCGCCTGATTGGTGTGTTTCTGAACTGATAGGTGCAGGTCCACGTTCGCGCAGTCCTTCGCTTTCACCCAATCCGAGTGCTTTCTCCATCATCATAATCTGACCACTGCCGGGTGGAGCCGCTCCGCCGGGAGGCGAAGCCCCTGCCCCCTGTGGCATCATCGCGCCCCCACCCATAGGAGGTCCGCCACCACCGGGCGGCATTGGTGGAGGCATACCACCTGCCCCCATAGGTGGCATTCCTCCGCCACCCATACCACCTGCTTGTTGTTGTTGCATGGCTTCCTGCGGGTCAGGTTTCTTGTAAACGAAGCGTATGTCGCGACCTGCATCTTCGGTCAATTCGGGTTGGAATCCGAGTTGTTGCATACGCTGTGCGATATTGACTTCTTGCTCATCGCGTCGAAGTCGTGTGATTTCATCTTCTTCTTCGTTTGGATAAAGTGTAAGCGACCAATGATGAACACCCATTTGGTCGAGCAAACGCGGGAACAGTTCGCGCGAATACAACTTCTGTCCTGATTCGACAGCACGATTGGTAACGAGGATTTGCATACCTTCATTGTTCAACCCTCCTGATTTACCTGCGTCCATCATGAACACATTCGATACACCGTAAAATGCGGCAATACGCATTCGTATTTCATCACGAACCTGTGCGTATTGCATCTCATCGAGACTGTCCATGAAACGAACAAACTCAACTTTACCGCGACCTGATGAAGACTCAACACCAACCTTCGGAATATAGTGTGGGTCACGCTCCATCTTTTCTTCCGCGCCTTTCCAAAACGAAGCGGTGGATTGGATGTTGTCGGTTGTGATGGCGAGAACACCGCGAGGTATTCGTCGCTTTTGATATGCGAGGTAAATGTAATTGTCCATCGCTGTAAGCGACTGTGCTTGACGCCACATGCTCGCGACGGGTGAACGCCCATACAACTTCGATGGGTTGAATTTAGACAGATGCAACACTTCTCCGTCAACATAGTATTGCGTTTTACCGCTCCCTGCTGTGTTGATGTAGTGAACGTCTTGAAGTGGTAAAGAACAAACGTCGCACTTTTTGTGGTCGCCGTTGTGAGGGTAAGTTTTGTCTCGGTGAATAGGACATATGAGGTATCGTCCTCCGCGCTTCCCTGCTTTGTCAGCCACGATGCGCATGAAGGTTGGGTCTCCGCGAACCAATTCTTTGACGCGGTAAAATTCAATCTCACCGCTTTGTGGGTCGATGAAGTATTCCTTGATGAGCAACAAGAACGCGTCGTCGACGATGTTCAAATCCCATTCAATCTCTTTCATGACTTCAATAAACGATTGGTCCATGCTGTTGCGCTGTTTCATCAACCATCGCGGATACAAAATTTGGTCAGCATCAGGGCTTTCAAATTCTTCGTTGCCGCATATCCGACATTGCGACACAGTATCGTGTTGATATTCTTCTTCACAGTTCGTGCATTTCTTGTGGAATTTCTTTTCCCAATAATAACCGCGACGAAATATCTCTTGACATAGCGTGTTGATGGTTGTTCGGAGGATGATTGATTCTTGAACAGTCGCGTAAAGTGCAGGGATTGAAACACCTTGAACGAGAACAGGCTCTTGAATACCCGTCTTCCAAAGCGGCATCTGTGGTTCAGGCGTTGTTCGACGACTGAACGGCTTGGTCAATCTCGACAAAAAACGACCGACTAAGCCTTTCTCTTCTGCCATCAAATCATCTCCACAAGTCGGTTCGCGTCATCGACAAGACGTAGCGTTTCGCCGTCTCGCTCAAACATCGCATGGACTCCCGCTTCATCAATGTTCCACTCTTTGAGAAGTTCAGCGCGCTTATCAGGAACGTCACGCCAATTCAACCACTTCACCATTTTGTATAGGTCGTCTCTTCTCGACTTAACGATGTCGGTTTTTCTTCCTCGCAAATCAAGCAATTCAATAACAGCACTCGCTTGCCCTTTCTTCATTCGCAAATGAGGCGCGATACCTTTCAACAATGTTCGTAAATCATTTTCGCTGTAAAATTGCAACCGATGTTGCGTCCGTCGACTGTTTTTGTGTATCTTCAAATCTGTTTGCAACACACCACATTCGAGTGCTTTATGCAATCGCTCGCAATGCAACTTACCACGCTCTCCTGTGGCGATGAAACCTGCTCGCGGCTCCATGCGCTTTGTAATCGTGATGTATCCGTCAGCGTCAAGAAAACCCGCCGCATACGCCCATACATCTTTGAAAATCACATTGTTATCGCGAACGATTCCCCAATTGTTACCAATCTTTTCGATGTCGTATTCGACACCATGCATCTTGAAAAGCGCACTTAATTTAGAAGGAGAAGTGTGTTTCGTTCCTTCCATAGAAGCAAAGATTTCGTTTGAAGGTAAAGGTCCGCGCCTTTCAAGAATTGTAACGGCTTTAGTGAGAAAAACAGCATCGGTCTTTTTGATGTTGTCAATTGAATGTAACGTGTTTCTCCATTCTTTTTTCGCGTTCTTCTTCAACTGTTGAGCATCGACCCACATTTGACGTTGGTCATCGGTGAAATCACCTTCGATGAGTAACAACTTGCTGATGGTATCATTGGCTTTCTCCCATTGAACGCACGCACGTCGAAGAGCATATTCGCGAGTCTGACCGTGTTTGCGGAGTGCTTGTAAATCACGTTCGCTGATTCCTAAATTGCGAACGGTTGGTTCGTGTTTACCAATCCATTCGATGGATTGCAACGTTGCCTCAACTTCCTGCCTTTTTGCGATACGAATAGCGTCAATGGCTTCGTCGATAGCGTCACGCATACCTTTGTTGATACGGCGCGCCATTCTCAAATCTTTAACAAGTTCTTCCGCGCCTCGACCAAACATTGACTGAAACCAACCACCATCAGGGAGCGAACGTTTGAGTTGTTGTTTGATTTTATTCGTCATCTCTTCTTCTTCTTCGCGCTTCTTGTTTTCATCGACGAGTGGTGGTGTTGGATTAGCGTTGACTTCACCACCACCCTGACTGATGGTTTGAGGTGCGTCGCCAAACGAAGCACCGCGAATCTGATTTTTCAACAAAGGATGAGAACGAACAATGTCAGAAATGTCGTTCAAGTTAATTTGTGCCATTGTCCTCCATTCGCATTCAACGGTTTTCCATGCGCTGTCCAACATAATTCGCAAAACCCAAACGGTCTTTCACCTTCCATGTAGCATATACCGCAAAACATGAAATTGTGATTAGCAACCATTCAACAATTCCACCGTTTCAACGCCGCTCCTTTCGGGGTCAACTTACCCTTTTTGGAAGTAGGACCTTTGACGCCACCCATCCGCGCACAAAAAGACTTACGGCGTTTAGCCTTCTTAGAACCCGCTTTCAATTTACTTGGTTTGGTCGTCACAGGAGGTTTGAGATTTGAGCCTTGTTCACGCTTTGCTTTAGCGCGCCCTTTCGCATTCAGTCCACCTTTACGATGATGCCTGTTGGGATTGTATCCGTGAAACGGTTTGCTCTTTTTCTTCGCTTTGAGAACGCTATTCGCGATGTCAAACGGCGAACAACATGTGCAAAACGACACTTCTTTCGCGATGTCTTCGTCGTTCATCATTGCTAATTCTTCGGCTGTTATTGGTTCATCGTGGTATATGTATTCGTATTCTGTCATGTTATCAACTTCCTGTGTTGTGATATGCACCGCATCCTATAACTCGCGAACGACCGTTTTCATAGACTACTCGGTAGCAACGATAAGCGCGAAGGCCGTATTCCCGCTGAATCCGCAATGCCTCTTGTTCGGAGCGAGGCTCTTTCCCATCGGGGCATTGATTGGCCTTCATGAAGACCCACGCCTCGTTCATCGCTTTAACGATGGTGGGCTTTCCGCCTACGCCCTGCTTTTTGCTACGCTTGCGTTTTGTCGCCGCGCGCTTTTGACCTGACGTCATCGAACCGCTTGTCTTTGGCGTCTTACTTGAAACTTTGACGGATGGTCGACACTTCGGATAACCCTTTGAAGAAGTCTTGGCTTTGCTTCGGCCACATGGAGGATGCTTACCATCCTTACCTGTGCGCGAAACATCCACCCACTTCTCCTTGAACCAACGGTTCAAGTTCTTCTCAACCGTCATTTTTTCGCCCACGCATCACAAGTGTAGTCTTTGTTGCAAGTGAAATCATACCACTTGCAGTAGCCCGTTTGAGGGTCTTCTGTTGCTGAATCATCCCACGCTTTACAATTGCCACAGCACTTGCTACTTTCACAAGGGCGATAATTTGGCGCGTCTTTCTTTGCTTTCATCAAAGCCCACGCATCTTCAAGAGGAATCATTTCTTCTTCTTCCCTCCCTTCTTCTTGCGGAACTTACCGCGACAGTATTGAACAGCCCATCCATTCGCGTATGCTGATGGATACACCTTGAATTTGCGCTTCGCCGCCGCTTTACCTGCGGGACATAACTTCTTCTCAAGATAACCAAACGCCGCTTCTCCGCCTACACAGAATTCACAATCGCACGTCATTTTCAACCACCTCGACAAATAGGGCAGGGGTCGCCTTCAATTTGGCCCTTCCCTTGACAAGCGGGGCAGTTAGCATCACCGCTTGGTTGTTCAGTCATAAACCCTTGAAGAAATTGCATCATCTCGCGATTTTCGTCGGGCGTAAGAGGTGCGCGCAAGTTGGCAGGTTTTTGACAATGGTGATTATTCAAACCGTTTTCGCCGTAAAAATAGCGTTCGCATTTAGGACATTGCACTTTGCGACCGCCGCGCCCCTCATCTCCGAGAGGCATGTTTTTCAAAAAAAGCCACCAATCGCTCAATCTAACAACCCCGCCATTATGTCATCCAAGTCCACAATACGCTCACGGAACTCCGTTGTCGCCCAATGAGCCAACGCGAGAGCAATAGCAAAGTCGTCATGCCGACCGATGCTGTCAAGCCGTCCTTTCTTGCTCATACCGAACATCAGCAATTCACGTTCAAGTTCAGACGTGAGTGTGCGAGAACGGTCGTCACCGTAAGGCAATCGTATTTGTTCATTCTCAAAACGCAACACCAACCCCATGAGTAGTGACTCGCGACGTTGCCGTGTGGATATGAATGTCTTAATTGGTAAGTCTGTATCCGCGCGTAGTTCTGTTGCGAAGACGCGTTGAAAGTTGTTGGCTTCAAGTTCGATGACGTCAGGATTGAATTTTGCATTCAAACGCTGTATCTCCATGATTTGCGTGCGGAAGTCCATGTTCTTACGACGAACCGCATGAACCATCTCAAGTAATTCAGGGTTGGTTGATGGACGTCGAAGAACGACCATCACGGTATAGTCAGCCGCGCGGTCTGATGAAATCGCGGGGTCCCAACCGATGAAGTATTGGTCGTCAGGGTCGCCTGTTTCACGTTCGATTAACCGAAGCGACGAATCTTTTGCCGCTTGAAGAACGGTGGATGGGAAGAGACTGCTAACGTCGTCCATTGGTTCACATAGATATTCACGCGCAAATGCAATCGCGGGCATATCGTTTCGACGTGCATCAAGTGATTCTAAATCCCATCGTTCAGGCCACAACGCCTCACCTTTGCTGTTGATGGCAGGGTAAGTTTCGACAAGATACCCTTCGCGACTTTCCAACTCCGTGTAAAGGTCGGTCGGTGTAAACGGTGTTCCGACAATCATCAACTTGGATGTGTGGTGAAGTGTAGGAACAAGGACTTCGTAAAACCACGAAGCGACGCGAGCGAGTTCTGTGTCGGTTGTTCCCCACAGAATGTCGTCGCATAGAATCAAGTCAGGGTGAATACCACGAATAGCACCACCAACCGACTTTGCGCTGATGTTTGAGCCGTTACTGAAACCAAAAAATGTCTTCGACCATGAGTCAGCCTTCTTCATTTTCGCGAGAAACGGCACACCATCAATCAAATCATTGAGTGTGCGCATGTGGTGAATGGACTGATGAAGACTGTGCGAAATCAAAACGGCTTTGGTCTTGGGATTGAATGCAGTCTTCCAAAGCATGTAGCCAAGAAACAACGTTGACTTACCGTGGTCACGCGCCGCTTTGACACAATATCGCTTTCGTGATTCAAGGTTGTTATACCACTGCTCATGATGCCACGACAATTGAAACCCAAGAATCTCTTCAAAGAAGAATTTGAAGTCGCGCTTCGATACTTCAAAATCAATATCTTCGATGGCTTCAAGGGATAACTGTTGCACGCGCCATCACCGAATGTTCAACCCTTTCAATAGCGCATCCCATGATGCTATGTGTTTATCGCTTGAGAACAACGCGAGAGGTGCGGCGGCAGGGTCATCATCACCATCATCACTCCCTGCTGAATCAGGGAACATAACCTGCGCTTGTTCACCACTCGTCGCTTCCTCAACCTTTTGTTTCGCGTCAGGATTGCCTTGTTCTGCTGATTGAACAGTCGCGTCAGCCTGTGCAGGTGACATACCGTGATAAGCGGCAACAGCCTGTGCCAACTTGGTCCTGTATCCCCTGCTACCTGTCGCGGATGTAATCGCTTCATAACTTTCGGGTTTGTCAAACAAACCAAGTGCTACTTCACGCGCTTTTTTGCGTGAAGTGCCGCCTGTATATCCTGCTGTATCGAGCATTTGGTCTGCGAATCGTCCGCGCTCATCATCTTCTTGAGACGCATCTCCGTCAAGTGTGAGGTCATACATTTCTTCATCTTGAGGTTGTTCATTCTCACCTTCGCCAAGTGTGAGGTCATACATTTCTTCATCTTTAGGAGGCTCGGCAGGTGCAGGTGTTGGATTGATAGCAGGTGGTGGTGGTGAGTCGGTATTGACCGACTCTTTTAGTCCTTCAGACGCGCTATCAATTTCTTGGTTGATTGCTTCAACAGTTCCTTCATTTGCATCTTGCTCGGCTTGTCGCGCTTCTTGCATTTGTTCAGGCGTCTGTTGCAATCCACGATTTTGTCGCGAAATGTCCAACGCTCTTCGGAATCTGTTTGGTCGCGGACCTTCTAACGAACTTTTCTTTTCAGCCAATTGTTGTCGCATCTCTTCTTCTTTTTGAGCCAATGGTGTTTGAGCAATCGCCACCAACTGACGGTGTCGCTCACCTGCGTCAGTTCCCGCTTCTCGACGAGCGCGCGCTCGTTGGTCTTCTAATCTATTCAAGTCACCTTGAAGAACGTCGCGTCGCATACCTGCCGCTTTGTCTTTGCGTGCTTGGTCTTTCGCTTGTCTTCTTCCTTCTCGGTAATTCCCCGCCACTCCCATGAAATCTCGCATACGCTCACTCGCGCCCGGAAATTTATCAGCCAAGAATCGCCCTGCCTGACCTGCTTTGTCACCGACAAACCGTCCTGCACCTGCGATGCCTCGACCCATACCTTTGACACCTTCGACTACACCTCGACCTGTTTGAGCGACAGCGCGACCTGCGGCTTGTCCGTATTGACCTGTTCGTGCTAAATTGCCAACGGTGCGTTGTCCTTGCTCAAGCGCGGCTTGTGAATCCAAAGCGCGTTGCGCACCGAGCAAACGTCGTGCGTCTCGCGCATTTCTAAAAGCGGTATTTGTATTACCAACAGTTCCCGAAATAGCAGGAACAAATCCTTGATTGACGCCGAAAGGTTGCTGTGGTTGCTGTGGTTGCGGAACATTCTTCCGAATGATGTCAGGATGTGAGTTGTCGCGCTCCGCGACAGCCTTGATGAGTGGCTCCCAAGTGTCGTCGTGTTGATTGAGCATAACGTAATTGACATCCGTGAGGTTGCCTCCTTTCGCGAAGATAAACTCCATTGTGCCTAAATCGACACCGTGTTCAATCATACTGCTGTTCCATTCAATTTCCCATGTTTCAACCATTGAGTGCGCCTCCACAAGACCGCTTGATAGCGCGAACCACGTCATGCGTCGTGTTAAAAGATTTCGCTATCACATTCCAATCTCCGAGCGACATAGCAATCGCGCGGACATCAAGACTCGACATACCTACATTTTCGCCCAACTGTTGCATATCATACGAATCCATAGGGTCGTATTTCTGCATCAATGAGCCACCTGCGTCATGCATTTGCACACGCTCCATAATCGTCGCGATGACACCCATTGGGTCATCGTTCGACTTCATTGAGAAAGATGGACCGAACCCACCAAACCCTCCAAATTCAGGCGGAGCAAATCCGCCGAATGGCACTTGGGCTGAACCGCCTTCGTCAGCCAACGGGTCAGCCGCGAGAGGTTTTTGCGTTTCGTTCTCGGACGGCATTGTGGTCAATGGCTCTTGAGGTGGGAGCAACGGCTCAACAGGTTGTTGTTCCGCGCCTATCGTTCCTCCACTCAAGTGCGACGGGAAGGAGTCGTGCAAATGGTCGTAGTTCGTATTGAATTTACCGCGCATATCATGATGTTCGTCAGCAAGACCGAGCGAATCCATGTCGATTTGTCTCGCTCTCGACGAAGCATATTCGACGTAATTATCACGCACATTCGGTCTTGTAAGTGGAGTGTCGCCAAGTTCGACGCCTGTTTCTTCTGCTGTCTTGAGCATAGCCATGATGTCGATTGCCGCATTCTTTTGGCCGCGTTCATCATCGCCAATAAGACGACCAAATTGTCCGACGTGTTTCGTGTAAAGTTGGTGAATATCGCGATTTTTGTCAATGCCGATTTGTTCTCGTATGTCTTTCATTATGGTGCGCAAACCTGTTGCACGTCCATCTTTACCTGTTCCTCCGCCATACAACAACTGATTGACGGGAGCGCGAGCCATCTCTCTCGCTGTGTTTTGGTCGTATCCCAACTCCATCAATTCATTCATGAAATCAGTCGACATACCGCCCTGCGTTGATGGATTGAAGAATGCATTCGGTAAAACAGACACGATGGACATAGGTGATATTTCACCATACGCGGCAGTTTGAGAGTGCAATTGTTTGTAATGCGAAGGGAATTTTGTGTTCTTCTTTGACGTTGGGTCAGCCTCATTTGACGTGTATCGTCGCGTCACTCCACTTGTAATTTGTTGAGGTTCGATAACGTTCTGTCTTGCACCCAAACGTGTATCTATACCGCGCTTCTTTACTTCATCTTGGAACTCTTTGGAAAAATGAAATGCCGCTGACTCAAGATGCACACCAAGCGTTGGGTGCGCTTTGTTGTTCGCGTGGTTGTTGATTAACTTCCCATCTTCTGTTCTTGTTCTTCGTTGTGCTGTCGGCACACGCTTGTGTTCGTGCGAACCGTAGTGATTGTTCATGTATTCAGGATGGAGACGACCATCTTCTCCGAACGGAATTGGGACGGTGTGAAAGTCGTCGTTGTTGTCGCGTTTGATTTTGTTGAATCGCATCGCGGAAGCATTCATGATTTCTTTCGCCATACTCAAAGCGTTGGATTCTGTTGTCGGCTTTCGCCTGACGCCGTTTTCATCAATGTATCCTCCCTTCATGATTTCATTGGCTAAAATCATCGCGCTTTTCTCCATAGGGAATTGACGCATGTGCGCAGGTATCTCCTTGAAAGGCTTACCTGTTATCGAATTGATGTAAAAATGTGATTCGTTTTCGTGGTCAGAATCTTCAGGTGGGAACGACATAGGGTGCATGACCCCATCTTCGTCCATGTAGTAAACGCCTTTTCCTTTGAGGATGATGTCGCTCAACCTATTCCACCTCTCCTGACATACAAGTCGTATGCGTGTGCGCCCCATCGCGTCGCATCGTCATCAGGGTCGGTCTCGGTTGGACCTGTTGGATTTGATGTCTCCCCACCTGACGAATTCGGTGTGGACGTTTTATCTTCTTTATGCATCATGCGTCGCAACAAACGATTCAATTTGTCCATCAACGTTCGATATTCAATCCTATCGCGAGGTGATATACCTACCTTGACTTTCTGTGCGCGTCCTTTCATGAATTCTTCGGAAGCGAGAATCGAATCCGCACCACCCGCAAGTGAAGTTGCTTCTGTCATTTCTTGACCCATTGGTGTTGGTGCTGTGCGCGGTTGCCGAGTTGCTTTGCTGTGCAACTTCTTACGACCGCGACCGCGAGGTGGTTTTGTCAATCGAGACATCGGAGACATCGTTGGGATAGGCGGTGTAATGTCCTACGTTGGTTGTGTTTGTCGAATTTGTTGTCGTGCCGCTTCCGCTTCGCGTTGTCGTGGGTCAGGATATGCTTGTTTAGCACGCGAACGGCCTGTCGCACCACCGACACGGATAAATCGGGTTGGCTGACGGTATGTGTATCCTGTTCCAAACGAAGCATACGGAGCGCGAGCGGCAGAAAGGGCTGACATACTCCCCATCTGTCGAACGTTTCCTGCTTTGAGCGGAATACCGCTTCCTTTTCTTCGCCTTCGACGCTTGAGTGATTCGACGGTGACGTTTTTCCTCGCTTTACGCTTCTTACCTGTTTTCGCTCTCGCTCTTGCTCGTATTGTTGAAATCGTCGTTGTCTTCTGTGGTTTTTCGTCGTCGTATTTTGGCTTGTCGCGTTTTTTGCGAATCATTTCAAACGCGTCGTCGATGTAATCCGTCGTCGAGAGCATGATGTTCGCACCGAGACCACTCGCGTTCGGATTCGCACCGTCGATAGCCTCGCTTTGTCCGACCTGTCCTGTCATTTGACCAAGTTCAGCCTGTTGCTTCATATCGCTGTCTTCTTCATCGTCAGGATTCTTTTGAGGAATCTTAATTTTCATATGTTGAAGACCTTGCAATTTGCGTGCGCGCTTATCTTGTTCTTCACGCTTCTTTGCATCGTGAAGTGCGCGCTCTTCGGAGTCTTCGCGACCAACCGATGAATCTTCTTGCAATTCTTCCGCGCTTTGACGCGGATTGAATCGAAAACCTGCGGTGCTTCCTGTTCCCGCAGTTCCAACCACTATTCGTCACCGCCCATCAATTTGTTACGAAGGCGCGCCCATACTTCAGGGCTTTCTTTCGCCAATTCAACTTTGAGGATGTTGATGGTTTGAGCGTTCATGGTTTCGTTCGTGCTTCCTGCCGCACGTTCTTGGACGCGCACGATGTCTTTCACCGTCTCACGCACTTCTTTGTGTAACGAAACAATGTTACGAACGTATTGAGGGTCGTTGCGGTCAGCATCGTCAAGAAAGTGACCCAATTCACCGTTGATTCGTGCTAAATTGTTACGCAAAGACTCCATCTCCTGCCCTGCTTCAACGATGATGAGGTCAGCCGCACCTTTTTGCACAACAGGCTTGAGGTGGTGTTTAAGATGATGATATACGTTTGATTCAGGAATTTGGAGGTCGTCAGCGATTTGTTGGGTTGTCATTGATAAGTTGAAATACGCTTGCTCAAGGTTTTCGCGCTTTGGAGAAGTGCAAAAACCGCATTGACTGTTGCTCGCCATGTGATACTCGCCCATATGGTTACGAAAATGACGGTCAGCCGTTCCTTCACGCCATCCCATATCACTATCCATATCTTTCGCGGTCATCATTCCGCTCTTCATCATCTCTTCCAAAGAGTCGCGACCCTCGTCCTGACAGAATTTGCAAGAAGCACGCGATATACGCTCCGCCATAGCAAAGACCAAGTAGCCGTATCAAATGAGTGTTTCTATGCGAGAGAGGCTTCGTCGTTCACCTAAAATAGCAGGTGTTCCGCTTTCAAAGAATACAGCAAAGAGTCTTTCTCGCGCCGCTATGGATATTATCAAAAACAACAAGGCTGACCTCACAGAACGAGAGCGTCGTTACAATATATGCCAACAATGCCCTGAACGGCGACACGACCGATGCGGATTGTGTGGTTGTTTTATCAAAACAAAGACGATACTGCTCAACAGCGAATGCCCTATTGGTAAATGGTCAACCTTGTTGTCCGAGTCGTCGGTAAATCATTCCCGTCGCGCTGAACGAGACGAATAGTGCGCCGATAACCCAACTTAAGTCGGTTGAAGTCATTTGTGGTCCTGAAAAGACCAAGATAAGAAAGCAACCAAGCGTCAATGTGATAAGTTGAACCATAATCATGTCAACAATAACTGATTTGCGCAAATTTGTCATATCGCTGATGGTCGTGTATAGCGAAGAGATGTCCATATCATCGACCTCCTGCCATTCCGCGCATGAACGAACCGATGCCACCACCAACGTTCTGTAACATGCCGGGGTCCGCGAGAGCGTTATCCAACATACCTTGTAACGAACTTTGGTTTGCGATTTGCACCATTTGTTGGAATTGCATGTTTGTTTGTTGAACATTGTTGGATGCTTGATTGAGTATTTGCGTTTGCGCCATCGTGACGCTATCAGCAGTCGGTAATCCCTGCACACCGCTAAAATCGAACGTATATCCGTTGTCCTTTTCGACCAATTTCGCGTTTGATAGCATTGTGTGGACAGAAACAGCAACAAGACTGCTCAAAAGCGAGATAAGCATGTTCATATTTGCGCCGTTGTTGTCCGATAACCACTTGTCGATGAGAGGATTGCTTGTTATCATCGCGGACAAAATATCCATTTCTGACGGTGGTGGAGGTGGCGCATAGGGGTTGTATCCCCCATTTTGCGTTCCATTCGTGATTTGATACGGAACTTGTTGCTGTCCGCTCGGTAATCCGAGATTCAACGCGCCATTTTGTTGTTGCGCGGGTTGGTTATTGTTGCTAAAAGGCCACACCATGATACAACCTCACGCTACACCATCATTTGATTCTGTCGGTAAAGGAAGAGGGGCGGTTTGTTGCTGTGCTTGATGTATCGCGAGCGCATCAAACAACAACCGCGCATTGTTCCCTGCTTGAAATTGACGCATATCAAACACAATCATCACTAAATCATTCATTCCTGTCGCGGTATTGGTTAAATGTGTGACAGGAATGTTATCTTGTTTGAGCATTTGAAAGAATGGCTCATATTTAGCGAGTATTGGAGGTGTGTTGTCCTTCTTTTTGATGCTACTGATTGGCACAGCAACGGTCGAAACACCCTTTTTCAACTTCGCTTTAAGCGTCCCACCGCTCGCTTCCTCTTCTTTCTCGTCTTCTTTCTCCCATTTCGTCAACAAATGATACAAATGAAGGTGTTCAGGGCAGTATGTTGCGCGCAATTTACGCCCACTTGTGACTTTTTCGCGTGCTACAAAGGCTTCAACCTCGCCTGTTACAGGGTTTTTGAAGTACAAATCCCACAACGTTTGACCTGTTTCTTCGTCTCCAACCTGCTCGTAAATGTTCCCTGCATGTCGTAAAAGGTGTTCAACATCGCATCCGTCAACGCAACATCGCATTGTGTTGGTATTGTAACGATATTTACCGCCCCAAATGCGTTTGAGAGAGAAAATTGACCTTTTTGTGGGTTTCAAGAGGCGATATGCTTGCTTTATGTCCTTTCTTCGCGCTTTTTTGGGGTTTGGGTGCTGTGAAGGGTAAAAATTGACCTGCGGAACTTCGATATGTTGGCTCGCATTGCTCATCGCGGCCTGTGCGGATGCCTGTTGTTGCATCTGTGCGAGGCTCATTTGTGTCTGTGCGGCGAGGCGTAAGAGGTCGTTTTGAGGGGTATTACCAAGCATTTTATCACCAATTTAGCATTTCAATCAACGTTTTTTCCACATTCCAACCAATTTTCGTCGCCATCATGCTAACGCGACACGGAATACCTGCTTTTTGAAGCCTCCGCATGGCAGGACGGTGCGAATCGAACACTTTATGCTCGCGTAATCGGTTGGATTGCCACAAAATGTTCGCATTATCATCCCACCACTCGTCCGCTTTGTTCGCGACGAGCCATATTTGCTTCGGAGCGTAGCGTTTTCCGCGCAATCTTGTCAATAATGAGCGGTATCTCCACCGTTTTTCAATCAACGAGTCGGTGAGATACTCAAAACCACCGATTGCGTCAATAACTTCGGCTCCTTGTCCTTTCAAGACGCGCGTATCTGTCATAAATATGACAATTTCGACTTGTCGGTCAACCATATCGTCAATCCACAAGTTCCAAAAGCGTTGCTGACCGCCAATATCAGACGAATGTACCACTCTTTTCTCCCCCTGCCATCGAATTCGCTTTCGCGTGGCTTTTGGTAAGACGTATCCGCCACCGATAAGGCGTTTTGCGTGCATTGTGCGGTCTTCGATGTCGTCCATTTCACCCGGAGTGCGCATAAATTGGTCGAGCGTGGTTTTTCCAACGCGAGTTGGACCGTAAACACCAATCCTGCGTGGTTTTACGAAGTTATACAACTCCTTACCGTAAACAATCGCGCCCATAAGTGCGCTTCCTGCTACTGTTCCGACCAATCATTCCACCCATCCGCGTATTTTATTGAAAAACCACTCAACTGTGTTCTCCCAAATGCTTACATCGGTTGCTTGTTCAAACCATGATACACCAAGAGCCGTTGAAAAACCAACGATGATGCATAAAACCAACGCTTTACCGCGTTCGTAGTAAGTGTCGAGTGTGTTTTGAGTATGTAAAGCGCGCAACGTTGCTTCCGTAGCATCATCTGATGGGGTTTTGAACAACCAACCCATAACGTTCACTCCTTTTTCTT